ATGATTGAACTTAAAAAATTACCAATGAAATTACAATTTTTTGCCGATCCTAATCCTAATTCTGACCCTGATCCCGAAGATCCCAAAGAGGATGAGCCAGTGACTCTTACTCAAAAGGAACTACAGTCAAAGCTTGACTCAGAGGCCGATAAACGTGCCGCTAAGGCTGTTGAAACAGCCAAGGCTAAATGGGAAGCGGATAAGAAACAAGCGTTGGAAGACGCTAAAAATGAGGGTGCTAAGCTTGCTAAAATGTCAGCAGCTGAAAAGGCAGATGCTGAAATGCAAGCTCGCGTTGAAGAAATTGAGAAACGTGAAGCTGCACTGAAACAAAGCGAATTAAAGGCAGCTACTAAAGCATTACTGCAAGATAATGGCTTACCTTCTGATATGAGTGACACACTTATTGGTTTAGGCGATGCGGAAGCCATTAAGAATGCAGTGGAAACTTTAAAAGGTAGTATTGATGCTCAAGTTAATCAACGTGTTGAAAAAATTGCAACAGGAACTAAGCCCGTTTCTGGTTCTTCTCAACTCGGTAACTTGAATGACATTTCAAAAAAGGATTTCGATTCGATGACAGCAGCAGAACGGCTTGAACTATTTAATAAAAACCCAGATAAATTTAATGAAATTACAGGAGGAACAAAATAATGGCTGATGAAATTACACAATTAGCAGATTTAGTAAACCCACAAGTACTTGCTCCAATCGTTTCTTATGAACTGAAGAATGCTTTACGTTTTACCCCGTTGGCCAGCGTTGATAGTACGCTTCAAGGACGCGCTGGTAATACGCTAACATTTCCTAAGTTCACTTATATTGGTGATGCAGAAGACGTTGCAGAAGGCGCAGCAATTCCTTTAGATAAACTGGGGACTACTACTACTAACGCAACGGTCAAGAAGGCTGCAAAAGGTACAGAAATTACTGATGAGGCAGTTTTAAGTGGGTATGGCGATCCGGTAGGAGAATCAACAAAGCAGTTAGGTTTAGCGATTGCTAATAAAGTTGATAACGATATTTTAGCTGCAGCATTAACCGCAACTCAAACAGTTGATTTTGGAGCAAATTCAGACATGGTCCAAGCAGCACTTACTAAGTTCTCTGATGTTGGCGATGCAGATGATAGTCCAGTTGTAGCTGTTATGAACCCGGCCGATGCTGCCGCGCTTCGCAAATCAGCTCGTAATGAAGGAACGGGCTCTGATGTTTCACAGAATGCATTAGTCAATGGAACCAACTTTGCGGTATTAGGCGTTCAAATTATTGAATCTAATAAAGTTTCAGCTGGGCAAGCTATTTTCGTGAAGATTAACTCTGCTAGCCCAGCATTAAAATTAGTTATGAAGCGCAACGTTGAAGTAGAAAACGACCGGGATGTAATTCACAAAACAACAGTACTGACTGCTGACGAACATTATGTAGCATATTTGTACGACCCTACTAAAGTGGTATTGGCAAAAAAAGCGTAACGCCGAATAATACTACCGCCATCACGCCATCACAGAAGACGGCCAGTATTAAAGTAGGCGATACCCGCAAAGTTACAATCACGACCGAACCAGCTGACGCTGACGATAGCGCAGCAGTAATTGCAGCAGTTACTTGGAAGTCCAGTGATGACAGTAAAGCAACTGTTGCAGCTGACGGCACAATCACAGCGGTTGCAGAAGGAACAGCAACTGTCACGGCAACTTCTGGTGAGTTTACTACCGATGTTGCTGTAACCGTTACAGCAAGTGAATAATGAATTAAAAAGCGTTGCGATTTGTAGCGCTTTTTATTTTGGCTTAGGGAGTGAAATAGATGGATATTTTGAATGCAGTCAAATTACGGGTTGGCATTAAAGATGAAATTCAAGACGATTTACTCAATGAATTAATTAGTGATGCTAAAGCCCGTGTGCTGGCGTACATCAATCAGGATGGCATTGTTAATAAAGCATTACCCGACAACGTGGACTACATCATCAAAGAAATTGTTGTACGGATGTACAACGCGATTGGTGATGAGGGTAAGGCTGCTTCAACTGAAGGAGAGGTCAGCAATACCTGGCTAAAGATTGATTTAAGCGAATGGGCTAGCGATCTCGATATTTACCGTGAGAGTTTTCGCCGCCGACGTGGGGGGTTCCGATTTGTATGAGATACAACGATCGTATTCAACTCATATATTTCAATGGACCGGAAGATGACTTAACTGGTGAAGTATCGAAACGTAAGGTTACTCTACCGGCGACGATTGTCCCTGTAACGGATGCTAACAAATTAGCTACCTATGGATTGCTTAAGACGGTGGTTTTTGAAGTTCATTTGAAGAATCAAGTTGATATTCCTGATCGTGTAGTTTATGAGAATGTCGAGCGTCGTGTAATAACTGCTATTCGTGGTAGGAAAGTGAGGGTGCTGACATTTGGCTAACAGTGATTTCAACGTTTCATTTAAAGGGTTAGACGACTTATACAAGGCATTTAACGTTGCGGGAGCCAAAGCCCCAGACCATGTTGCAATTGCTATGAAGAAGACTTTGTCAGAAGCGTCCGATCGTTCTAAACGATTAGCACGGGTTGATACAGGTTATATGCGTAATAACATCATTGCTGATCCTGTTAAAAAGAACAAAAACAGCGTTGTGGGAACCTATACTTCTCGTGCTGACTATTCAAGCTATAACGAATATGGCACTTATAAGATGAGTGCACAGCCATTCATGCGGCCTGGGGCCATTGCGGCAACGCCGTTCTTCTTTCAAGCGGTTAATGATGAGCTGAATAAGGTGGTTTTCTAATGGAATTAACGGAGTACTACAAAAGGTTGCGGTCGGCATTACAAGCAAATGGATTCAGAGTGTTTTTTAGACAGCCACAACCTGATGATGAACTACCCCTTGTGCACATTAATGTTCACACTGATTTAGACGTTTCAAGTAAGACCGATACGCTCAACCAAGTAGAACAGCAGATCGACTACTACGCCGAGGGAAGTACCTCGCCGGTTGCAATTGAATCCGACATTGCAAAAGTAAAAAACGCACTATCACGCGTTGTCCAATGGGACTCACTTACAACACAGATAACTAAAGACACCAGTACTGGGCGGGACCTAAGTCGTGCGATGTTCTTAGTTAAAATCACAATTTAAAAATAAGGAGCTGTTTAAAATGGCATCAATTAATAATGGCGTAAAGTTCGTTAAAGATACCCCGTATCGTGGTAAAGATGTTTGGTATTTTCTTCAATCAGTAGATGCGCCCATTGACGCGCCGGGGATTTTACCAGCACACCAAGAATCAGGTGACACTTCAATTGAAGGCGATTCACTTGATGAACAAACTAAGATGGGGCGGATTGTCGCACCATCAACTAATGAAGATTCGATCGAGGTAACTTCATACATGGTACCTGGTGATGAAGCTACTGACGCTATCATTAAGGCAAAACATGACGGCAAGCAGATTAAGGTATGGCGTGTTATCGTTGATAAGCGTCTAGCTGTAACTGAAGATGATCACAAGGCATACCCGGCTATGTTTGGTTATGGCATTGTTGATAGTGCTGATATTTCAGATGAAGATTCATTTTCTGAAATCGATTGGACAATCAACATTCTGGGAAAGTTAGTTGATGGAACATTCCCATTAACCGACGCCGAAGTTCAATCATTACAAGCACTTTACGATTACGAACGTCCAGGCGAAAAGACTGGTGAATTTAGTGACGCAGCTACTGCTGTTGCTATTACACCATCAACATTCAGCGTTAAAGTCGGCGAAACCTATCAATTGAACGTATCTGGCCCTGACGACGTTGAAGTTAAATCGTCTGATTCTGCTACTGCATCAGTAGATAATTCGGGCAAAGTAACAGGTGTAAAAGCTGGTTCAGTAACAATCACTGCGACTAGTGGGTCATTAACTGCGACAGCAACTGGCACCATTACAGCTGAATAATTTAGGAGGAACCAATCAATATGAAAATCAATAATAAAGAAGTTAAATTTAATTTCAAAGCATTTTTCCGTGCAAATAAGATTCTATCAACAGCCCCCAATGCTGACGATGGGGCTAGCCAACTTTGGTTACAATTTGTGACTGATAATGAAATGGCCGTTCCAAATGCGGTTCAGGTATTATTGTCTGGCATTTCAGAAGATGAGGTTGCAGACCTGATGGATAAGTATGAAGAAGATGGTCAGTTTGAACAACTACGTGCTGACTTGCAAGACGAGTTGCAAAAATCGGGTTTTTTCCGCCGCGCCGCCGCACACTGGATCAAATTGGTAGACAAATATCAGACCGGGAAAAAGGCGAAGACGGAAGAGGAAAAACTGCAACAACAAGTTCAGAGAGATACGTTGGAAGAAATGCGCAAGAGTCTCTCATAATTGATTTCGCAAGAATGGGGATAACCGATGTCGGTTATCCCTTTTCTTTGTATAAGTGGGAAGCCATGGCATTGATGGATGGTTTGCAGTTACGAGAGCTTGATAAACGGCGAGCGCAATTAAATCAATCTGTTTATACTGCGGGTTTAACTAATGCGCAGAAGCCACAACGTGCATTAAATAGGATGCAGCGGCAGTTAGACAAGACAGAAAAAGAAATTGTGGACCACTCTGGCGATTCGAAACGGAATAAGCCCAACGCTGAAATGATTGCCAAAATTAACAGATTGTTTGGAAGCAAATCACAAGGAGGTTAGATTATGGCACAAGTAACCGCCACTTTTACCGCCAATATTAGTGGTTATGTCGCAGCAATGAGTCAGATGAATAGTTCTACTCGCAGCATGCAGAGTGGTATTTCAGGGCTAAGTGGCAGAGTATCCCAAGGCATGTCCACTATTGGTAAGGTAACTACTGCCGCCGGTGCTGCAACTACCGCTATGGGTGTTAGCGCGTTAAAATCATACGGTACATTCCAACAATCTCTTAACAAGGCTGCAATCATTGCTGGTGGTACCTCAAAGGATATTGGTGAGTTAGCAGACATGGCTAACAAGATGGGTGCTGAATTACCACTTAGCGCTCAAGATGCAGCCGACGCCATGGTTTCAATGGCGCAAGATGGCGCGTCTATTAAAACGATTACCAAAGAATTTCCGGCAATTGCAGAAGCGGCTACAGCGACGGGAGCTGACTTGCAGACGACTGCTGGAACGGTTCAGCAAGCTATGAACGTGTGGGGGAAAAGCCTAAAGTCACCAGCACAGGCTGCAGCAATTCTTACTCAAACAGCTAACCTGTCTAACGCAAGCATTGAAGACATGTCAGGTGCTATTAGTAATATTGGCGGTATCGCAAGTCAAGCCGGGTTCAGTATGGGGAGCATGACCGAAGCTGTAGGGCTTCTAACTAACAAAGGTTTTACAGCTCAACGTGCTTCACAAGATTTGGCACACGCCATTATTCAGATGGAAGCTCCTTCTGATAAGGCGGCAGGGGAAATGAAAAAATTAGGATTATCTTTTACCGATGCACAAGGTAACATGAAATCATTTCCCACTATTCTTAAAGAAGTAGCTGCTGCAACTGATGGTATGAGTGCTGCACAAAAAACCGCAGCGCTCAAAACTATGTTTAACACTGCCGGCATGCAAGCAATGTTGCCACTGCTAAGCTCAGTAAAAGATGAATCAGGTAACACTGCAACGTCATGGTCAGCTTATGCAAAGGCGCAAGACGGTGCTAGTAGTTCGACAGCTACTGCTACTAAATTTTTGCAGGATCAAGCTAATGAAATGCAACAAAACATTGGTTCGAAGATCGAACAAATTGGCGGTAACTGGGAATCGCTTAGAAACAAGTCACTTGCTGCTAAAGGCGGCGTAAACAGCGCGATGGTTGATATGATTAATCAGACTATCACATGGGCAACTGACAGTAATAGCAGTATTGCTCAAGTGGCTAGGAGTTTTATTGGACTATCACCAGTTATTGGACCAGCTGTTACAGCAACTGGGGCTTTTATTACTAGTGCAGGAAAAATAGTAGGCGTTGCAAGTGGTGCAGCAAAAGGATTATTCAATATGGGTAAAAGCATTATTGGAATCCCTGGGAAACTGCTTGGAATCGGGAGTGCAAGCAAAACAGCTGCCGAAGCTGTTACACCATTAGGGAACGCAACTAGAACTAGTGCGAACGCAGCGGCGTCTTCAGCAGCAAACTTTTTATCGATGGGCGCTGCAATTGCGTTAATTGGTGCAGGTGTTTTAGCTGCTTCAACTGGTATTGCCATTCTAGTACAATCCGCAATCAGTCTAGCAAAAGCTGGTAGTGGCGCACAAGAAGTTATGGCTGCGTTGGCTTTTGGAATTGTTGCGGTGGCTGGGTCATTTGCATTGCTCGGACCACTGTTAACAACTAACGCTGTTGGTATTGGGGTGTTTGGTGCGGCGGTATTAGCCGTTGGCGCTGGAGTCGCTGCATTCGGATTAGGCGTTAAAGAAGTTGCCCAAGCTATATCGACGCTTTCAAGTAACGTTAACAGCATTGTGCCAGTGTTAGCAGCGTTAGGCGTTGGGTTTGCGGCCATGATGACTGGATTCATTACTACAACAATAGCAGCTGTTCCGCAAATTGTTGGTGCAATTTTGGGCATGATGACGAACTTAATGAACACGATTGCGGGACAAGCCCCGTCGATTGCAGCTGCGTTCTCAAACATGATGGTTAGTTTAATGACGGCAGTATCAACGCACGCACCAGCCATTGCGTTAGCATTTACGACAATGCTTGTTTCCGTTATGAACGCTGTAACTCAAAATGCACCCGCTATTATTACGTCATTTTCTAATATGTTAATTGCATTAATGACTTCCATTTCAACAAATGCACCCGGAGTTATCGCTTCATTCACGGCTATGATTGTTAGTTTGATAAACTCATTAACGTCGGCTATCCCATCATTGGTTTCAGCAGGTGTAGGATTTGTGGTTGCATTGATTGGTGCAATTGGTAGTCAAGCACCAGCATTACTTGCTGCGGGGATTGCGCTGGTTGGTCAATTAGCACAGGCATTCGTTACTGAAATGCCTATACTAATTCAAATTGCTGGAGCAACGCTAGCTGCTGTGATTGCGGTTTTAGCTACTTATGCCGGTCAAATGACTGCGATTGGTGGCATATTGCTAAAAGCTTTGGCAGCTGGTTTCACAGGGCAAAAGTATGATGCTATTGGCGCAGCTACTGACGTTATCCAATCTTCAGGTGCAGCTGCATCTTCCGCCGGGCAATCGGCGTTTAAAGCAGCCGGTGGCAATGCTGCTATTCAGTCGGCGCAAGCAATTGCTAACAGCACAGGCAAGCATCAATCTGCAGGTGCTGCAGTAGGTAGGGCTGGTGCTTCCGGAATTAGTTCTGCCGCTGGTTATTTCACGTCAGCAGGTTCTAAAGACGGTAGTGCTGCTGCTAGTGGATTAAGCAGTAAAACAGGTAGTGCACAATCATCAGGGTCATCAGTCGGGCGTTCAGGTGCTTCGGGGATTAGCTCAACAGCAGGCTACTTTACTTCTGCCGGTTCTAAAAACGGTGGAGCAGCGGCCAGCGGTATTAGTAGTCGTACTGGTAGTGCTAGGTCAGCCGGTTCTAATCTCGGTAGCAGTGGCGCCAGTGGTGCTCGTGGTCAACAAGGGGCGTTTAGTTCAGCTGGTAGCTTCCTTGGATCAGGGTTGGTAAATGGTATTGGCAGCATGGTTGGCGCTGTTATGTCAGCAGCTGGTCGTTTAGCTAGTGCTGCAGCAAGCAAAATTCAAAGTGCGTTAAAAATTCATTCACCATCGCGAGTAACTTATGCATTCGGTGGATATTTTGGTGCAGGTTTCGTAAACGGGATGGAGTCAACAGCAGTTGATGTTTCTAAAATGTCAGCTAACCTTGCTAATAGTGCAGTATCAGGATTGAATGGTGTTAATACAAAAGATTTTACTGATAGTATTAATTCAGTTGCCAGCGATATAAAAACGGGTGATTTGGCAATGCAAGCTGCTAGTTATTCATCAGGTGATATGGACCAAAATATCGATACCGATAACTGGGTACAGCCAACATATGTTGTTCATAATGAGATTATTGGTGACAAGATTCGAACGATTGTTAGTCAAGGTGATGCAGATGCACGCGTACACAACAAGTTCTTTATTAATTAGCGAGGTATAAATATGGATTTATTAATTGAAAAGGGCGATAGCCGTACGTATTTGAGCCAGTTAAAAGTGTTAGTGACTAAGTTTGAAGAAGGTGCACCGGCAATCACTCGAAACAGTACTCAGATTCAAGGTCGAAACGGCAACATTGATTTTGGCGGATGGCACACTAGCAAAGAAATAGAGGTTGAAGGCTTCTATCGTGCTGATGACCTAGACGAAGAGACGATATTGCGAGAAAGACTTTATGCGTTGTTATCAGATACTGACGGGTTTTACATTACTGAAATGCGGGGAGAATTAACTCCTGACTTTGAGCGGCCAGGAGAAAACGAGGGTAACTTATATGAACAGCTAACTACACGGCCAAGCCACAAGCGGTTCTGTGTATATGCAAAGTCAATTGAACCTGAACTGCAGGGGAATATTGGTGGCGCCGTGTTATACAAGCTAACGATGACATTTATAACGATGAAACTGCCTTACGGTGAAAGTGTGCCACGGGATTTAAATATTACGGCAGAGGTTCCATATTTGGGCGAAAATTTATTGCGTGATTCGGCTAGGGACTGTCTGAAAACTAAAAATTCAGGTATAATCTGAGGAAAAACGAATCGAGGCATTCCGATGACAACACCTAAACGATACGAACTGGAAGATGCTCAGTGGGACCGAATTAAAGGATACTTCCCGCCATACCGGACTGGCCGTCCATCAAGCCTAGACAACCGTACCGCCCTCAACGCTATCCTCTGGCTCATGCGCAGCGGGGCTCCTTGGCGTGATCTACCTGAACGCTATGGCTCTTGGAAAACGGTGTATAGTCGCTTCCGAGCCTGGGTAAGTTCAGGCTTGTTCGAACAGGTTTTTCTCGAATTGATTGACGATCCCGACATGGAAAACTTGAGCTTAGATTCAACGATCGTTCGAGCGCATCAAAAGGCCACTGGGGCAAAAAAAATGCCGAATGTATGGTCGAAAATCAAGCTATTGGATTAAGTCGAGGTGGCCGAACGACCAAGATTCACGCACTCGTTGACGGATTAGGGAATCCCTTGGGTTTTCGCCTAACAGGTGGTCAAGTACATGATAGCCAAGTTGCCAGTGAGTTGCTGGAAGGCTTCGATATTTCTCAATCAAATATTATCGCGGATAAAGCCTATGGCACCGCGAAACTTCGCCAGTATATTGAAGATAAAGCAGGCGTCTATACCATTCCGCCAAAGGAAAATACCAAAGACAAGTGGACCTGTGATTACCACGTTTATTGTGAGCGCCATTTGATTGAGAACTTCTTCAATCAGTTGAAGAACTTTCGTAGGATTGCAACGCGTTATGATAAGCTCGCTCATGTTTATCTGGCTACGGTCTACATTGCCTCAATTTGCATCTTACTTAAGTAGTTTTCAGACGGACCCTAATCAATCTAGTAATGATTGGTATACTAAGAACTCTGGTTGGTCTTCTGATATTGGGACGTATTTAGGTTCAAGAGCTAATAAGTTATCCGTTGCTTGGAATAATGCCAGATACGCATTTAGTTCGGTTGCTCAGTTAATAAATACAACCGATACGTACACTTATAGTATATACGTTAAGGTGGTAGGAGTAGACCCCTCAACTCTTTCTGACTCTTATGCTATAGCGTGGGAGTCATTAGCCACTTCTATAAATGGCAAATGGACTAGGCTTAACACGCTGTCCGGCAATGGTTGGCAGCGGGTTATCGAGAAATTTACGTTTAATACAAACGTGCCTGACCCAAATAATCTATATAAACAAAGCATGAGATTTGAACTTTCAAGCAGTTTACCGGACGGAGTATTTATATACTTTGCCGCTCCAAAGCTAGAAAAAGGTACCACAGTCACACCTTATAGTCCAGCACCATCAGATCCCGGCTATAACAATTGGTACCTTGATACGTACTACAACACTGACAACCTAGTTATTCCGTATGCCGGAACGGTTCCTTGTAGTCAGCTTGAGCAAGGGTTCATTGTTGAATTTACCGCCAAGCAATCGGGTGCAAATCTGGTTCTTACATTAAACGGAACGGAGTTTAGATACAATGGGCAGATATACTCTGATGACGTTTTAACTCTAACTGGATATGAATATACAAAAAATTCAATGAGCATTGTCAAAAATACAAACAAGGCTTACTTTAAGCTGTTACCAGGTGTTACAAACAAAGTTTCTAGTTCACTCGCAGGTGAAATCAGAATTTTAAACTTTCAAAATCTTTATGCGTAGGGGGTGGTTAATAAATGACAGTCTTTAGAGATGTTAGCAACAAAGAATATGTTGCTGATACGGAAATCAAAGTAACTGAGGGCATTAATGGTGAAAAATCATTAACGGGTACAATCTATTTTGGCGCTAGTGTTAAGCAAGAATTGGCAAAAGGATGGACAATGCTTTTTAAGAACGAGGAATATGCGGTTATTACATTTAAACATAATGATAGTGACAACACAGTCACTTTCTCAGCTGTCCAAATGTTCTTCTATACCTTGAATAAAACGGCTTTCCATGAAGAGTGGAACGGGTCACACCCTTTAAATGAGTATCTACAAGCAATTTTCAATGATACTGGTTATTCTTATGTTAACGAGACGAATACAGCCGCGTTTACTAAAGAGAATTGGGGCTTGAAAAATAAGCTTGATTTATTCAATGATATTATCAAGCAAATTTCTGCTGAGTTCTATGTAAATGAAAAAACCGTGTATATTAAAGATAAGATTGGTTCCGATTTAGCCACCGTAGTACGACAAGGTTTTAATTTGGAAAAGGCTGAGATTGAGACTGATAATAGTTCATTTGCTACTTATGGAGTCGGATTTGGTGCTCACAGTGATCCAGATGACCAAACTACACCGCGACTGAATGTTGAGTATTATAGCCCGCTATATGATATGTACAAAGCAAAGTTTGGAAAAATAGAAGCGGACCCGGTAGATGATGAACGTTATACGATTGCTGAAAATTTACTTGATGCTGTCAAAGCAAAAGTTGACAATAGTTGGAGTTTATCAATTACCGTCTCACTGTTAGATTTGCAAACTGCTGGTTACCCGTATGCAATGGCAACTCCTGGCGACACAATTACAATTGTTGACGAGTCATTGGGGTTTGAAGATCAAGTTAGAATAACTAAGGTTAGTAGTTCATACGATATCAATGGTAGTCGAATCACCGTTGAAGTTACCTGTGGTGATTTGACTATGGCACAAAAAGAATCGGCCGGTTCGTCCAATATCAATAACATTATGGATGAAATCATAAATGGTAACGCGGTTCTTCCAAACGCATGGTTTAGTAGTCAAATGCAGATTGCGACAGATAGTATTCTGGCAGCCCGTACTGAATTAAAGTTCACGGATCAAGGAATCATCGCTATTGATAAGAGTGACCACAACAAGATGGTCATTCTTAACTCTGCAGGTCTCGGAGTATCAACAGATGGCGGTCAAACATTCAAAACAGCGATCACTGCGGATTCCATTGATGGCCAGAATATTAATATCAAAAACCTTAATGCTAGTAATATTATTGGTGGAATAATCAATGGTATCACTTATAATACGGTTGACAATGATACCAAGTTTAGAATCACCTTACAAAAAGGTATGATGGAGTATTATTATGATGGTAACTTGTTGGGCGGATTATATGCAACAAATGATGAAGCAACCAAAAAAGTAAATGGATTTGCTATTTGGAATCATCCCGGATATATTTTCAGTATTAACCAGTCTGATGATACCGGGACACGGTCAAAAGCTATTTTCCAAATACCTACCAGTTCAACACTTGACAATCCTGAATATAATTTATATGGATACGCATTGAGTGACCTTGCAACAAAAGGTAATTTATATTCAGCTAAGGATTATTACACTGACGGTAATATCATCAGCCAAAGTGATAGCACTTTCTGGATTCAAAATCCTAATCAAGTTACGATAAGTGGTAATGGCGGTAAAGGGAATCAACTTAATGTTTATGGTGATCGTGTGGATGTTTTAGGTGATTTCACTGTTTATAATGGTACTAAGAATGCTGCAAACGTTACACGCGATGGTATTCGTATGACTCCTGCTTATGAAATGGCGGAAAGCTATTTTGGCGACATGGGAGAGTCAAATACGGGTGATAACTGCCGAGTTAAAGTATCAATTGAAGAACTGTTTAGTGACACGGTCAATACTTCAGTTCCGTACCAAGTATTTTTACAATCATATAGTTCAGCTCATATATGGGTTTCATCACGAGATGAGGCCTTTTTTGTTGTCCAAAGTGATGTGCCGAATGCTAAGTTTGCCTGGGAAATTAAAGCAAAGCGTCGAGGATATGAAAATAATCGATTAGTTAAGTCCACAATGTCCTATCAAGACGTTCAAAATATTGAAGAAAATGGCGGAACACTCAAATATGAAGCTGACCATTACAAGGGAGAGAATCTAAATGAGCATTAGAAGTTATGAAATAAATTTGGATAGTTTCAGCTCTCTAATTCCTGAACCAATTGTAGGGCGCCAAGGCGATAAGAATGGTGCTGTTACTTTGTACGTCACAGTTACGGATCGCGGGGCTGCTGTTGATTTAACTGAGGAAACTATTAATTTGATGGCAAAGACTGCAAAAGGGACTGCAATTATTGCAGATAACGCAGGCGTCACCATTACGGATGCCGTTAATGGCAAGTTCACTTATGAGATTCCCAATGCGTTATGGTCTGAAGCGGGGAAGATAAAAGATGCTTATTTCTCATTGAATGATACAGATGGTCAGCAAACGACATACGACTTAATTTTTATTGTTAAAAAAGCGATCGACATTAGCCAAGATAAAGCCAATGACTATATTACAATCGTAGATGGCACGTTACGTGATTTAAAGACTAAAATTGATGCGATTTACGAGGCATACCAAACAGGTGCTTTTTATAGTAGAAATGAAATTGATGAATTTAATGCTGATTTTGAAACCAGAATATCTAGCAATGAGAGGTATGTTGGTGATGTAAAAAATAATTCAAGTGACGCATACATTACTAGTCTTAAAATTTTATTACGTTGCGGTTGGCAAGAACCGTCATCTGGATGGTACCCGCAGGGTTTCTCGGTCAATAAAGATAGCAATGAGTTATACTTATCGACCCAAATTACTGGTGGCACAGAAACACGGATTGAAATCCACGATTTAGAAACTGGCGAGTTAAAAGGGATGAAGTCCTTCGTCAATGAAGCAAACTCATTCTCAGAAGGCATTCCATACTTCTATAACGCCAATGGAGAGCTGTGTTTCATTGTGTCAGTTGTAAATGGCGACGGTTATGCCATCTTTAATTACGATACGGGGAAAATTGGTGACAATATCCTAATTAATGGAAAGTTTAAATGGGGGATTGAAGGTGGAAATTTCGTTACGACAGATGCTTTTTTAGAGAGCATAACTAAATATTCAGTTTATGATTGGGAATCAATCAAGGCGGGAAGCCCGAAATTACAACAAGATATCTATACCGAAACAACTGGTACTCTTTTCGCAAAAGCACAGGGATTAACAATGTCTAACGGCAACGTATATTTGGCAATGGGGGCTTATGGGAAAACAATTGGATTGCAGTCATATAGTCAAAATGGAAGAATTGTAAAGCAGGTAGAATTTAACAAGCAAAGTATGGCAGAATTTATTAATAGCCAGTATCCTGGAGCTATTTCAGAAACAAGCGATTATTTGCTAGAGGCCGAAGGCGCGTACACATTAGGACACACATTGTTAATTGGGGCCGTTATTGAAGGATATTTTTATTTAGTAACTTCTGGATTGCCGGACGGATATAAAGTGCAAACTAATATTCCAGTAAATGACAATAAATCTGACTTCCAATCATTACCTGTCGGCAGTGACATTTTGATGCTACCATCTGGTAAGTATGAAGGATTTTCATTTGTAAATGGACCATTGGGACCAGAAGATACTTCGATTATTCAAGTTACAGTCGAAATAAGTAATAATGGAAGAAAAATCATATCTGTAACTCAATCATCCACCGGTAATCAATGGACTAAGACCGTACACACTGACGGTAAAGGCGGTAGTGAGGATTGGTTAGTAAAAACTGGTTCTGCTTTTGTAAATACTGATGTTAACCCTAAGAATGGTATAACGGCTACTAATATATCTTACTTCAAAGAAACCCAAGGCAGCTTTGCGAAAAAAATTGAATTAAGAATTGATAAAGCTACTAATATACCAGTTAACGCATATACCATAATTGCCAGCATACCATCAGATATAGCCCCAACCCATCAAGTGGCACTTGTAATTCCTGCGTACAACGCTATGAGTAATCATGACAAATATGCCAGTTTATGGGTGACTACTGGTGGTGATGTTTACATTGCAACAAGTACAAGCGCTACAAAGTCAGATATATATTCTGCTGTGATTGATTGGGTGAAATGGTAAAGGAGCATGGCAATGTATGAACACTTGAAACATAACAGATTTTGGTTTTGGGATGCACTGCGAACATACGGACTAGGAATTTACTTTATCATCAAGCATAATACTTTTGCATTCGAGCCACCACAGCCAACGTTACTTGATGTGTTAGATGATCCGCCTATGATATTTTTATTGGCAGTAGTTGGGACACTAGCACTAGTCTACTCGCTGTGGAATGTACATTCACATTATTACAAGCCACTAATGACCGGACTGATCACGTTTGTCTGGTTATTTTTTATGATTGCTTTTGGCGTTCATGATTTTGGGACACAGCGCTATGTTAGTTTTGAAAGCATGTATGCCATGTTTGTTTTAGGATCGACCATTTTTGAAATTGTAATTGGGGATGATTAGGGGTGAGCGATGCTGTTATCGTGGCCTTAATTACCACAGCGGGTTCAATTTTCGTTGCGGTCTTAACGATGTGGAACAGTAACAAGGCCGTTAACAGCGATACTGAAACCAGATTAAAAAAGGAAAATGAGGCTTTAAAAAGGGAAAATAATGAGAAGCAAGAAATAATTGACTATTATAGAAAGCGTGATAAATAATGATGGAATTAATCCAATTTATTAACGGTACCACGATTGCGGCAATCGCCGTAGTAACATATTTAGTTGTTTGGGCGATTAAACAAACTCAATTCAGTAACAAATATTTACCAATTATTGCCCTTGGCGTTGGTGCAGTGATTGGTATTTTTATTGGCATTGCCAATGGTGATATCAAATGGGTAGCTGGTTTGGTTGATGGTGTGATTGCAGGTGCCGTCAGCGTCGGTGGTAATGAGCTAGCTAAATCAATTGAGACAATGTTTAATGGAGGTGCAAAATAATGAGCTTAAATGGATTTGATGTAGCCAGTTATCAGGCTGGTATGAATGTAGGCGAAGTTGCAGGCGACTTTGTGTTGGTTAAAGCAACAGAGGGTATTGATTATACTAATCCAGAATTTAATGGACACGCAAAGCAGACTTGGTCAGCAGGCAAGAAGCTAGGCGTGTACCACTTCATTCGAAACGATTCGGATATTAAGCAGCAGGCTGATTACTTCTTAACGGTTGTTAAGCCATATATTGGTAAAGCAATGCTGGTTCTTGATTTTGAAAACACGACAGGTTCAACCATTCAGAACCAAGCAGGTGTCGGCTTAGCTAAGCAATGGCTGGATTACGTTTATCAAAAAACCGGTGTTCGTGCAGTGCTATACACGGGACTTAGTTGTGAAAATGCTTTAGATTGGTCATCCGTGGTCAAGGCTAACTATGGGTTATGGATCGCTCAGTATAACAACTACAACGTTGTGAATGGCTATCAACCACGAGACTTATATGGTAGCTTGAAGAACTGGAAGACAGCGGTAATGTTCCAATATACAAGCAATGGACGGTTACCGGGCTGGAATGGCAACCTTGACTTTGATGTGTTTTACGGTGACAAGTCCGCCTGGGATAAATACGCTAAGGCAAATATCAATCCTGATATTCCGAAATGGATTAAAGAGGACAAGACCTATACGCTTAAAACAGCTGTCAAACTTCGGACTGCACCATCAACATCGGCTAGTGTCATTGCAGTGTTACCAGCTGGTTCAACGGTGAGAACTGATCAAGCCATTATTCAAAATGGTTATCGTTGGGTACGGCAACCACGATCAGGTGGTTATGGTTATCTAGCAACTGGTCCGGCAAGCAATACGCTGGAATACGTCGAAACTAGTGCTTCTCACGCGTATTATGAGGTCGTTTCGGGAGATAGTTGGTGGTCGATTGCCCAACGGTACAATACAGATATGAACAAATTGGCTAAAATGAATGGTAAAACTATTGAGACAGAGATTTATCCTGGAGATAAATTACTAGTTAAATGAAGCAAGTAGATACAATGTTAACCATTTACCTTTTTATCTAAAAATGTAAACATCTATTAGAAACGTTGATAGCATAATAAAATCCCGTACTGGCCTGATTGGCTGGCACGGGATTTCTTTGTGATTTTTGGTCAAGTGCTAATTCTATTTGTGGTTGATTGATTTTAGAACTTCTTCAATTATTTGTGTGTCTAAGTCTGGAACAAATTTTCTGGCGAATAACAAGTCCGAATCCATAATTTGGGAGTGATTTTTCATAGTTAGGTTAGTGGGTTTGTGTGATGTCCAATCCCAAATGATTAGCCTTTGATTTGCTTCGCGTGATGGCCCATCTTCATATCTTTCCTTATCGTCATATTTATTAAAATAAAGTCGTTTTTTGAAATTTGAGTTCTCAACAATAGTTTGAAGGAATAATTCATCTCCATTGGCGGTGTAATTAAAAGTCTTTTGAATCCACGGTTTCTTGCTGATGACATACCGAGCTAAGTCATCAGTTATACTAAACCAGTTAGAACCCATCTGGAATTTAACTGAGGACTTTCTGATCCTATTTATTCCAACTATTTTTTGAAGCTTAACTATTAGCTTTTGAGCAATATATAAAGTTTTATTATATCTCAAATCAGATTTTTGAAATAAATAATAATATTTTACTCTCTCGAGTTTATCAGGAAGAACGTTTTTAGCTTGAAAATTAATAAATTCTTTTCCATTGTTTTTTTTGAAAAATTCGTGTATATAGTCTTGACTTTTTATCGGAAGATCTGCGCCAGATAATAAGTGATAATAATCATAATGATTATTCTTTATGGCTGCTTCTAATAAATTCAGTTCGCTGGTGATTTGTGAGTAGCGTCCCCAAAACACTTCAACATTGTCGACAAATGTGAGATTAGATAAATGAATATTTTTAGCTAATTTTTTTCTATCAACATTACTAGCCTTCTTGTCTATATGCAAAAAAATATCATTTCTACTGTCGTCAATAGCTGCCAATAATTTTTCGACAAATTCAAAGTTGTTGTATGCTTGTATTAAATATGCATGTTTGCCCAT